AAGTCACTGTCGTTCTCAAAATCGGTGGAGCTGCATGACAAGGTCATCGGGCATTATCTGAACATAAAACACTATCAATAAGTTGGAGTCATTACCCTCTCATCTTACTTATGAAATTTTAATGTATTCTGTTTATTTTCTTACCAGTGAACATACTTTTATTGTCAGCTATCGCTGTTCTTCGGTTTGGCCCTCCTGTATCACTGTTGCTAAAATCACGAATTATGCTGTCAATTAAATCTCGTCGGAAAGTATTTTCCTCAGCCGATTTCATTACGAGTAATTGCTTAATAAGAGTCTGCAACGAAAAATTTATCTTCATGCGCAGTATCTGGAGCACCGCCTGGCCAGTAATTTCATATTTTATACTTTCATTATCAGATGTCTTCATAACGACTTCATAGCTAACCTGTTAAATAATCAGGCTGTTGCATTATTCAAAAAGCAACCCAATTAGTGCATTATAATGTTTCTGTTCCTCTTCCCCTGTCGCTTGTTCCAGTCGGCAAAGAAGTTTGGCACAAAGCGACTTTCGACTCAGATTACGTCCATCTTTCAAAATCTCAGTCACAATTTCCCCGAGAGTTTCCTGCTGAGTAGGCAACTTAGCTTTTGCAAAGTAACGAGTGATTGCTCCTGCAGAATCTGAAGTCACTGAATTTTGATGCATGCTACGCCTCTGTTAAAAATGTTAATCAATGTTAAGTGAGGTAACAATAGCAAACTTGTACGAAATATGTGTACAGAATGATAAATTAATTTTTCTCAATTAGTGCTAATTCATATAAAACAATGCATTATGATAAAACATATTGCATCATTTAAATGACAACCTATACAAGTTTTTTCGCCAAACCGTCTTCAACCTTTTCCACTTTTTATCAATGTAAAGAAACGGTTATGTTTTGGTATTAAAAGAAAGACACAAGAAGATATGTCTGTTACCGTCTTACTCTCGCCTCGCCTATTACCCTGGATTGTTAATGCTTACCACCCTTATTTATCGTAGCCATATACGTGACGACGAACCTGTCAAAAAAATCGAAGAAATGGTTTCGATAGCAAATCGCAGGAACATGCGGTCTGACGTAACAGGGATCTTACTGTTTAATGGTTCTCATTTTTTCCAGCTTCTGGAAGGTCCGGAAGAACAGGTTCAAATGATATATCGGGCCATATGCCAGGATCCACGGCACTATAATATTGTTGAACTGTTGTGCGATTACGCGCCTGCTCGCCGTTTTGGCAAAGCAGGAATGGAATTATTTGATTTACGCCTGCACGAGCGAGATGACGTTTTACAGGCCGTATTCGACAAAGGCACATCAAAATTTCAGCTAACTTATGATGACAGAGCGCTACAATTTTTTCGTACTTTTGTCCTTGCAACTGAACAATCAACCTATTTCGAGATTCCTGCTGAAGACTCCTGGCTTTTTATCGCTGACGGATCTGATAAAGAACTTGATTCTTGTACCCTTTCATCAAATATAAACGACCACTTTGCCTTTCATCCTATTGTCGACCCTTTATCGCGGCGGATAATCGCTTTTGAAGCCATTGTGCAAAAAAATGAAGACAGCCCGTCAGCTATAGCGGTTGGGCAGCGTAAAGACGAGGAAATCTACACAGCGGATCTCAAAAGTAAGGCGCTTGCATTTGCGATGGCACACGCACTTAAGCTCGGTGATAAAATGATTTCAATCAATCTATTACCTATGACCCTGGTTAACGAGCCTGACGCAGTCTCTTTTTTACTTGATGAAATAAAGGCCAATGCTCTGGTGCCTGAACAAATCATCGTTGAATTTACTGAAAGTGAAGTCATATCTCGGTTTGATGAGTTTGCCGAAGCGGTTAAATCGCTAAAGGCTGCCGGTATCAGTGTAGCAATTGATCATTTTGGCGCAGGTTTTGCTGGTTTGTTACTCCTGTCACGCTTCCAGCCTGACAGAATTAAAATCAGTCAGGAATTGATTACCAATGTTCATAAAAGCGGACCACGGCAGGCAATTATTCAGGCGATCATGAAATGCTGTACATCACTTGAAATTCAAGTCTCTGCTATGGGCGTGGCAACACCAGAAGAGTGGATGTGGCTTGAATCTGCAGGAATTGAGATGTTTCAGGGAGATCTGTTTTCCAAAGCTAAATTGAATGGTATCCCTTCAGTTGCGTGGCCGGAGAAAAAATAATTTTCAGCACATTATTTCGCATGATTTCTGGAAATCATCGCGAAAATGAATGCGTTATGTTTTAATTTAATCCACATTAAAAATAATGTTTCATCCAATTTAGCTGAAATCTTATTTATACTTTGTACAATTTCAGCGTATATTGTACAAAGTATTATTGGGTCGTGTAGAGGCGACGGAGATTTATGACCGCAAGGAGGAATTGTGGCTTATTACAGCATTGGTGATGTTGCTGAACGTTGCGGGATTAATCCTGTCACTCTCCGGGCCTGGCAACGCCGCTACGGTTTGTTAAAACCACAGCGCAGTGAAGGCGGACACCGACTCTTTGATGAAGAAGACATACAACGCATCGAAGAGATCAAGCGTTGGATAAGTAATGGCGTTCCTGTAGGCAAAGTGAAAGCATTACTGGAAACTACCAGCCAGGATACGCAAGATGACTGGAGCCGCCTGCAAGAAGAGATGATGTCAATTCTTCGTATGGCTAATCCAGCCAAACTACGCGCGCGAATTATTTCACTGGGTCGAGAGTACCCAGTAGATCAATTGATTAATCATGTTTACCTTCCTGTTCGCCAGCGTCTCGTGCTTGATCACAACACCTCCCGCATTATGAGCAGTATGTTTGACGGCACATTAATTGAATACGCAGCGGCCTCACTTTTCGAAATGCGCCGTAAGCCCGGTAAAGAGGCCATTCTGATGGCGTGGAATGTTGAAGAGAGAGCACGATTGTGGCTGGAAGCATGGCGTTTATCATTGTCAGGATGGCACATTTCTGTTCTTGCTGATCCCATTGAATCGCCGCGCCCGGAACTGTTCCCAACGCAAACATTGATTGTCTGGACAGGCATGGCACCAACGAGAAGGCAAAACGAACTTTTACAACACTGGGGTGAGCAAGGTTATAAAGTCATCTTTCATGCCCCCTAAATTCACCTTTATCCCGCCCCTTAGACAGAATGTTATAATCTGAACCCACAACAGCGTTTGTAGCGGAGCTGGTCCGTTGCAAAATGCTCACCGGGAGAATTCAGGTAATCCCCCTTTCACACTTTGTACATATCACAGCCAAAGGACAGACCAGATTGAAGTGGTAAAACCGATCGTGCACACTACGCAGTCTCACACCTAACAAGAGGTTATTATCCTGATGGATCAGGTCGTTGTTTTTCAAAAGATGTTTGAGCAAGTGAGAAAAGAGCAAAACTTCTCCTGGTTTTATTCAGAATTAAAACATCACCGTATTGCACATTACATTTATTATCTGGCTACGGATAACATCAGAATTATTACTCACGATGACACGGTTTTGTTATTAAGAGGAACCAGGAACCTGTTAAAAGTTAGTACGACCAAGAACCCAGCTAAAATAAAAGAGGCCGCATTGCTTCATATTCGCGGAAAATCTACATTTCGGGAATACTGTTCAACACTGGCAGGCGCAGGCGTTTTCCGGTGGGTTACTGATGTTAATCATAACAAACGCAGTTACTACGCCATTGATAATACGCTTTTATATATTGAAGATGTAGAAAATAATAAACCATTAATCTAGCTAAAGTTGGGAGCTTAAGAAATGCTTCATAATTCAGTAAGGCATTAGCATAATGGAAATAAAAGTGCAGAGACCATCCCTATGGATGATTAATACTGTCTTTTTATTGCTCCCCATAAATAATCACCAGACCAATACGATCAAATTGATATTTGAAATGTGTTCACTTGACTTTTGATACGTTATTTTATAACGGTTAACATATTTATAAAAACAACGGGCGTGTTATACGCCCGTTTCAATATTTAACACATGTAGAGATTACATGTTCTTGATGATCGCGTCACCAAACTCTGAACATTTCAGCAGATTAGCGCCTTCCATCAGACGCTCGAAGTCATAGGTTACGGTCTTGGCGTTGATTGCGCCTTCCATACCTTTAACAATCAGGTCTGCGGCTTCAGTCCAGCCCATATGGCGCAGCAGTAGTTAGATGGTTCATATACAACCGCATGATAAATAAAAATAATCCTATAATTTTATTGTAAATCAACTGGCTTTTATCTTTCCCCTAACCTATTGATTATCAATGTATGTTTTTTGGTTTTGATAACCGTTTTAGAGGGCAAAAACAAGTGCCTGTACCTATCAGCCCCTTCACGGCAAAGGGATTTTAAATCATGCGTGTTTTCACAAACTATCAATGGCTTAACTAAATTTTTCGCCAATAACGTACGCTGTGAGTGAGAGGTGGATATGAAGTTACACACTCCCGGAAAATAAAGAATTGAGCGTTATCTCATGCTATTAATGAAAAGTGTTTGCTTAATAGATTACATATAACTATGATTCAAGCCCAATTAAAGTCGTGTGTCTTTGGCTTAAATTGGCAAACAAACAATCAAGTCAAGAATATAAAGGAACTATTCAATGAATAAGAATTATAAAACGTTTAAACTTGAACTATGGGAGAAGTTTAAGCATCAATGTGCTTACTGTGGCACTAAACTTTATGAACCATTGATGGCGGATGTTGATCGTTTTTTCCCAAAATCAAAGTATACTGACTTCCAAGATGCTACAGACAACCTGCTCATCGCTTGTAAGGCATGTAGCATGATTAAAAAAGATCAGTTTCCTCTCGATGAAAATGGCAAACCATTACTTCTAAATCCTTTAAATGAAAGTTTTTCAGAACATATAAAACAAAATAAAAATGGATATTTAGAAGGTTTAACTGAGCGAGGACATGCGACTATAGATATATTACAGTTGAATAGACCTTCATTAATTGAACAGCGCATTCTAGATGTTATTGATATGCAGTACTCTGATGATCGAACGCTATCTGAACGAGATGTCTATATGACATTCCAAAATAGTATGCAGAACGCCATAAAACTAAATGATGCTCAGTTAAAAATTGATAGCACTTTACAAATACAAATGTCGTATATGCTATATGCCAATACAATAACTTCCTTGGAAACATATTTATGTGACAGATTTATTTCCCTAATTCATGGTAGCCAAACTAATTTGAGAAATTTTGTTGAAACCTTCAAAGATTACAATACAGAAAAATTCTTACTTTCTGAATTATTTATAAGGCATGAACAAATAGAGTCTCAAGCGATAGAGTCTATGAAGAGTGTTCTTTATCATAATCTGCCAAAAGTAAGTGGCATGTATCGAGATACCTTTGGTATTAAATTCCCTGTTTTCACAGAAGTTTATAAAAGCGTGTTAATTAGGCATGACTTAGTTCATCGAGCAGGTAAAACAAAAAATGGTAATTTTCATAAGTTAGATTCAGAGTCAGTTAAAGATGTTATCAAAAAATGCTGTGACTTGGTTGAACAACTAGAAAAAGAGCTTAAAGATTGTGCATCATTCTAGGTAATTGCCACCAAATCGAAGGTGATCGCGCTTGCGGTCACCAAAAGTAATAAACTATTCATTCCCATTCGATCATCTGAACCAACACAATTTTATTTAATAAAGTTGACCTACTTCATTATTTGATACCCATCCAATGTGCGCAAGGGCTGCTTCTGGCACATGGTTACCCTTGATGAGAAGGTAGATCACCGCTATGGGGTGTCGGGGGCGGAGGTTCAAATCCTCTCGTGCTGACCAAAAATCCTCGAAGAACCAGCCTGTTACGGCTGGTTTTTTTTGCCTGTTTTCTGAACGGGGAAGCAATGGGGAAATTAGCTTACGATTGACCCCACTGCGAAAAGCGCAGATTTTTATCAATGGACGTACATAGGGTAGATAAGGCACAATACTGCTTCAATGTCGTCTGATGGTATTGTAATACTAATTACATCAGATGATTTAACTAGATTAGTTCTTTATAGAAATCATTCTTGAATATTAATTGGCTGACTGAGGTTTTTATGGATGAAAAATACAGAAGATTTGTTGATGAGGTTGACTTTTCAAGACAATTATTAGGCATAGGGCTCACTTCCCTAAGGAAAGCAAATTTTGCAAGTAGAGGATTGTATTTTCAAGCATTATCCGGCATCAGTTTAGGATTAGAAAGGCTTATGAAACTTTGCCTTATGCTTGATGATTATAATAAAAATGGAAAATATACATCACGCAAAAAATTAAGAGATTACGGTCATAACTTAAGCAAGTTATTCAACCTAGTCATTGAGAGAGTTGATTCTCCCTCTGGCTTAAATGAAATTCACTACAGAGTGATGGAGTTGTTAACTAATTTTGCAAATTCATCAAGATATAGTAATATTGATTTCATTACTAATGACAACGACAATGATCCCATGAAGCAATGGTATAATGAAATCGATAAGAGCATTTACGATAAAATATTAACAAAAAGACAAAAAAATATAATTGATAAAAAATGCGAGCAATACCGAAGCTATGGTGAAACACTGCCATGCTATGTGCTTGGATATTATGATGAAGACAGAAACCATATAAACTCTGCAGGGGATTTAAATTATTTACTTAAAAGAAGTGAAATGCTTGCTGGTTATCGCACTTTATTAGTTATTCATATCATAGAATGCATCTATAACATATTAGACTCAATGACAGTTCAAGCAAAAGATAATCACTTCCACCATCTTGAATTAGGTCGTTTTTTTGCAACCATCATTTATGGCTCTGATAGAGACAAAATCAATAGAAAAAATTTTATCCGTATGTGAGACTACGAAGCGACCGACGAATGATGCTATCAACTTACTGTAGACGCATATAGGCCATCAGAATATTAGCACGACACTATGGGGTGTCGGGGGGCGGAGGTTCAAATCCTCTCGTGCCGACCAAAAATCCTCGAAGAACCAGCCTGTTACGGCTGGTTTTTTTGCCTGTTTTCTGAACGGGGAAGCAATGGGGAATTACAGGGGAAAAACCCCGTCAAATGTTGCCCCCGTATCGCTAGCACACAATGATTAAGTATCTTTTTCACTTTCGGAATTCATCAATTCACAAAACCATCATTCCGATTTACCTTACATGCTCCTTTTAAATCTTTAACGGTGTGCACCACTTTTTCTAACTGCCCTATACTTTCAGTCTGACATACGGCTGGAGGTTTCTATGTGTGGACGCTTTTCACAGTCAATGACCCGTGAAGATTATCTTGCCCTTCTCGCTGATGAATCAGAACGCGATATTCCATACGATCCAGAACCCATCGGAAGATTCAACGTAGCGCCAGGAACAAAAGTTCTGCTTCTGAGCGAACGTGATGAGCAGTTGCATCTTGATCCAGTTATCTGGGGATACGCCCCCGGTTGGTGGGATAAACCGCCGCTCATTAATGCACGGTCTGAAACTGCTGCCACCAGCAGAATGTTTAAACCACTCTGGCAGCATGGCCGCGCAATTTGCTTTGCTGATGGATGGTATGAGTGGAAAAAGGAAGGCGACCAAAAACAACCCTACTTTATTCACCGGGCAGACGGTCAGCCGATTTTTATGGCGGCGATCGGCAGCACACCATTCGAACGTGGAGATGAAGCAGAAGGTTTCCTGATAGTTACAGCTGCAGCTGACAAAGGACTGGTTGATATTCACGACAGACGACCACTGGTACTGCTACCGGAAGCCGCGCGTGAATGGATGAGGCAGGATGTTGGAGGGAAAGAAGCAGCGGAAATTGCAGCCGACGGTGTTGTACCGGCTGATAAATTTATATGGCACGCCGTAACGCGTGCCGTCGGGAATGTGAAAAATCAGGGCGCCGAACTAATAACGCCAATATGATTACATCACCGGACAATCATCAAACTCCGCGTTCCTCGCATCATTAATGATGTAAGTAATCACCCCGAATATCGCGGGAGCAGAACCGTAACCGTCATCATCTACTGGTAGCATCTCCCTTCTCCCGCTCTCCAAATTAATCAGGTGGTGTTGAGGATGAGTCCGATATCGCTTGATCCTGAACTCCCCGTCGATTGCACATATCAGCAGTGAGCCATCGCAGTTTGGGAGAAGGTGCTCCAGCTATTGGCGTTCCGTTCTTCTGGGCGTCCGCTGCAATGCCAAATACTGTAATCGACAGCTGGTCCAGTATGGTGTTTTTGAAGTTCAACGGGGCGAAATTTTCTGCCACTGATTACCCTGTGCTGGCGAAAGTGTTTCCGGCGTTGGCATTACCTGACGCACGCGGTGATTTCATTCGTGTCTGGGATGACGGGCGAGGTGCAGATGGTGGTCGCGAATTATTAAGCTGGCAGGCAGCTACAAACTTTTCTCAGTTTGCCGGGAATATAGGCGAAGGTGCGGGACACGCAATTAACTTTCATGATGGCATCGCCGGAAATCAGCCAGGATTTTCACGATTTAATTTCACCAGTAACTCTGTGGGTGATGGTGTGAATTTTGTTGCTGTCAGACCGCGAAATATTGCATTTAACTTTCTGGTGAGGGCTAAATAATGAAACCTGTTTTTGATGAAAATGGGCTGGCTACAGTGCCGGGCGATATGCGTTGTTTTTATTATGATGCTGAAACATCTGAGTATACGGGCTGGTCTGATGAATATATTAATACTGGCGTAAGTATGCCCGCCTGTTCAACTGGTATTGACCCGGGCGAAAACATTCCGGGAAGAGTGACGGTATTTACAGGTAAGGGATGGAGCCATGAGGAAGACCATCGCAATGAGACTGTTTACTCAATCGAAAATGGTGCAGCTGTTACAGTGGATTATATCGGTGCCATCAAAGACGGTTATGTCACGCTTTCACCGTTAACGCCATACGATAAATGGGATGGTGAGAAATGGGTGACAGACACTGAGGCACAACACAGTGCCGCAGTAGACGCGGCAGAAGCACAGCGCCAGTCACTGATTGATGCAGCAATGGCTTCCATTAGTCTGATTCAGCTGAAATTACAGGCCGGACGGAAACTGACTCAGGCAGAAACAACCCGACTTAACGCCGTGCTGGATTACATTGACGCGGTGACGGCAACAGATACCAGCACCGCGCCGGATGTCATCTGGCCTGAACTGCCGGAGGCGTAGGCCATTCAATATCGGGTGCTGTTGACGTATCAACACGCATCAGCAGCACACGGTATTTCTTCCATTGGGTGAGAGTTGTAGCTTCTTCATCAGTTGCGATATCAGCATCAACAGCATCCTGACGCCAGGATATTTCACTGTCAGCCTTTTCCCGTAATTGGGATTTTTTAACTTCAGCAATAGCTATTAATTCCTTTTTGGTCGGCTGAGGAATATCTATCAGTGCTGGTTTTCCATTCAGTGTTCCAATCTGTTTTCCTGGTGGAATATCCATAAATAACTTTTTATGTTCTTCCTCACTGACTATTACACCATCATCAGGCCACAGACCTGATGCCTCAAATTTTTCTTTCTCCGATATGGGGAAAAAGCCATTTGCTTTAGCGCTCCATACGTACATATCAATACCCCACCGCTATAATGTCCACATTAAATCCCCCGGGACCTGCCTGCCAGATGCTGGCCCCTGTTAATGATTTTGTTTGATGAACAACCGCCACATTTGCTGGTGATTGTGTTTCAGTTGTTACAGTACCGATATCATTCCAGTTAATTGAGATGGAATAGTTCGTTGTTGTAAACGACCGGGGGAAAGTTATATGTCTTACATTAGTGCCAATAGGAAATCCAAGATAAACACGCTGAATTATCATTCCTCCAGGTAACATAACCCAGTTAGCACCTTCTCCCAAACCAAGGTTTTCGAGAGCCGTTTTCACCGTGCCATCCGATTTGATATCGCCAAACGGATTCTTGCGGCTTAACAGCAGCGCACGAAGCGCTGTAAGCAGCTGGTCATGCCGCCCCTTCTCCAGGCTGGCACCGGATGCCTCCACAACACTGCAAAGTTCCTCCTGCAACATGTCAAAGTAGTCATCATCCAGATCGGTGGCAGGTGTGCCGGTCTGGGGGTTACCACGGGTAAAACCGTTCTTACCCGCGCCGAACTTATCCTTCTGCGCGGTTTTCGTGTCTATACGATGCATGGATTACTCCGGATATTTAAAAATTACGTAGGTATGCGACGGGCAGAGTTTGTTAAGCACACACTCGACAACGGTGTCGCCCCAGATACGCAGTGCGGAATCACAGGGATCGCCACATGTCATCCAGGTGGTGTTGGTGGCGGCTGGCATGTTGACCTGCCAGTAATACCGCCATTCCGGCGCATTCACCGCGTCAGTACAGGCCGATGAGCAGGTGAACGTGCTTTTGTCGTATCGCGTGATGGTGGCGTCTGGTCTGCCCAGGGCAGCAAGCTGTGCAAGGTAAAAATCCTCATTGATGCCGCCCGCCAGGTTAACCTTCGCATCCAGTCGTTGCTGACGCTGGCGAAGGGTCTGTGTCCCTGCGGGAATACATTCATCCGGCAGGCCGCACAGACGCTCCCAGCGATTTATCAGTTCGGTGGTGGTGCGCGGATCCAGCTCCCGCATCAGGGCATCCGCACGCTGATGAACGCGGGTTAATGACGGTGCCGCACCGGCAATCGCCGGATCGCTGGCTGACCACGCCGGACCGGGGGGCAACAGTGCCGACAACAGATGGATGTAATCATCGTTTGTCACGTCCATGAAATCGTCCCCAGTACCGCCAGTTCATTTTTTGCAATGGAGATATTGTCCGCCGGTGCAAGCAACTGATGGCTGTATTCCCCGTTCGCACCGGAAATCGCCTCACTGATACGCGACACCTTCAGTTCTCCCTGCGGATAACCATCACGCAGCAGGAACGAACGCAACTCGGCGGTGATGGCAGCCCGTATTTCCGGTGTGTCCGGCGTCACGCGGATATGAAAATCCACTTTATGCGCCACCGGCCTGAATACATACAAATCAGAGCCTGCCACCGGGGCCAGTGGCTCAATGTGTTGTCTTGCCGCCGTTTCCGTTGATTCTTCCGGAATGGGATTAATCAGGTCACTGCTGGCAATCATCACACCGACAGTCCCCGTTCCCATCCAGTGGCGGTATGTCCATGCACGGGTAATGCCGGGCACTTCTTTAGCCCAGACTACATAGTCCCCGTCAGCCCCGCCCTGAGGCGTCCAGTAATACCGCTCAATGACGCGGGCGCGCCACGTTTCCAGCTCTTCAGTATCAAATCCACCTGTCAGAGTGTCTGCCACGCCGGAAGACGGCAGACCATTCACCGGCGTGACCAGGATTAATGACGTACCGTCGTCAGCGTTACCGACCGCTCCTGCACTTGAGCAGGCGATCGGCACGCGCAGGACACCACCGGCGCTGGTTGCATCGGCAGTTGCCGTGTACTGAACCAGGTCATCGCGCTGAATAACACTCCCGGCGGTCACCTTCAGGCCATCGCTGACACCTTCCCAGCGCATATACCCGCTGGCAGCCGTGGCCCCCTTGCGCGGACACCGTTTCATCGCAGCATGTCGCGCCAGCCAGGACTCATCGCACAGGTCAGGCAGCATGTTCATTGCCAGATAATCGATGTAACCGTAAACCGTATGCAGCGCCGCCGCATACACCTTTGCCCGCACGTCTTCATCCATGCGCCGGAGCGTGTCGCTGACGTCCAGCCTGGCGAATAAATCGTTACGGAGCATACTGATATTTTCTGCCAGCGTCGGGCGCTGAAATTCACTGTCCGCCATGCGTTATCGCACTCCACAGATCATCAAAAGAAATCATTACCGGTCCGTCACGACGCCAGAGAGTGATACTGTTACCCAGTTCATTAATCCCGGTGCGGCGGATATCCAGATCAATACGGGACACCACACCGTCATCAATCATCCATTGCAGGCATTCGCGGATATACCCCCTTACCGTCTGCACCAGCTGATTGGTCAGTTTGCCGCGCTGAAGCAGCCACAGCCGGGAGCCGTAACGGTCATTCTGTACCGCAGGCCAGGTATCCCCCCACCATCCCATCGGGACGTCGGCATTGTCATCAGGCTCCGCCCGCCGCCAGGTGAACAGGGAAATCACCACGGCGCGGGTCAGCGGATCCAGCGGTGCGCTGGCGCAGGTGCGTTTACCGTTCACCGTCAGCCACAGTTCCATCATGCCTCCATCGCTTTATCCGGTTTGTCGGTGTTACTGCCCTGACCGTTCTCTCTGTGACGATGGCCGTTATAGGCAAGCCGCATCGCTGACATGGTGGTGCCGCCGGAGTCGCACAGGTCTTTCACCTGTCCGGTCACTTCCAGGTCCATTTCAAAACGTGCTCTGGGCGCATTGCGAAACGTGATCGTTTTACCTGCACCGTCCACCACGATCCCCTCCCGGGTCAGCGTCACAGACTGCCCCTGATCGTCATAGACAGCCACCTCACCCGTCTGCAGCCCTTTCAGGCGGTAGCGCCGGTCCGACACCGTAACAACCACCGCATGAGAACGGTCGCCATCCGGAAACAACACCACCGCTTCCGCACCGCTGTTTGCCCTTGCGGTAAAACCGTAGGGTTCAAGATGTTCAACCCCGGCTTTGGGTTCACCGGCAATCAGGGACACATCCACGGTCTGACATTTCGTGGCGGCACTGATGCTTTTCACCACTGCCCGCCCAATCAGGCCGAGAAGTTGTCGCTGCATGGCTTCAATCGTCCTCATCAGAACGGGTCCTCCTGTACTCTGGCTTTTTTCTTTTTCCGCGCGCCGGGGTCTTCAGGTTCAGGCAGATAAGCATCAGGCGGGCCGACACGGATTTCCGTCAGGGTGCCGTTCTGGTCCTGAGTAAACGTGACTTCCGAAACAAGCAGTTCGGTATTGTCAAAACCACAGACCGGATCAAAGACAATCACCCGCTGGTTGGGTTGCCACAGCGTACCGTTACCCTGTCGCCAGCCCTGCACCACATAGGTGGTTTCATCCGTCCGCGCCGCCCGTTGCCGGGCTTCAAAGTCCGCACGGGCAATACAGCCTGCCCCCGTAGCCTGCCCTGTCTGCCTGATATACATCGGACGGTAACGGGCAATAAATGCGTCTTCTGTGCGGGCCCGCAGCGCGGTGGTGGTGGCCTCACCGAAATCATCGTCATTTCCGGCACGCTGCCCCGCCACCTGGTAAACTGAAAACCGCTCCCGGATACTCTTCTCCGTATCACAGGAAAGGATGTTTTCCCCAAGTACCAGCGCGGTATGTGCCCGCGTTGAGCCAATACCGCCAATCACCAGCCTGCCATGCTGTCACGAACGGTGCAATAGTGATCCACACCCAACGCCTGAAATCAGATCCAGGGGGTAATCTGCTCTCCTGATTCA